GGGGCATCAAATATTTCTTCACAAAGATGGTAGATGTACATAACTCCATAATCAAGGATTTGGGCGTAGTCTACGGAACTAAACATTATAAAGCAATTTGCTTATATTGTTTACTTCTTTGTGAGGGACACAATCCACAACCTGTGGATCGAGTGTCTACCGGTAAGGTCGATAAGTGGCCCAAAGTTTTTGGGTTCTTAAGGCCGGTCTATCATTCTATTGTACCCACCCTTGGTGGAAAAGTACAAGAACCTAGTATAAGAGTTGAAAATCTCAGACTCTTAAAGACATTATTCAACGTGAATAAAGTCTGTACCGATTACTCAGGAATCGATGTTAGCAATTTGCAACAAAGATTTGAAATTTCTCGTGAATGGGAAGATTCCTTTAAGGAATACTTACTAGACACAATGGGAGAACCTCAACCCCTGGAAACTAATAGTTTCAGGATTCAAGGTTTCCTTGGGAATAAAAGAGGGCCAAACGGCGTATCGAAGATTGAATCTGCGGGGATGGAAGCAGCCAAGCTACTCTCTTCTCCATTGCACAAGCACTTCAAAACGCTTTGTACAATTACAGACAATCTTCCCTTTTACGAATACTTCCTACAACATGCGGAAGAATTCACCACTAGTAATCCTAATTACGATCTTAATAAGGTCGCATTAAGAAAGCTAGTGGCAGTTCCCGATAAGGGTAATAAGTCCCGAACAGTCGCTATTTGCGATGTCTGGACTCAAATGCTATTAGAGCCATTCGAAAATGTGCTCAAACATAAGATAAACCGTGAATTTCACGATAAATCTGCATACTTTGACCATGCCGAAGGATTCAATAAAGTGAATACCCTCGAAAGCAGAGATGATACTATATCAATCGATGCTGAGCAATGGACAGATAACTTCCCATCTCGTATTCAATACCTAGTAGTGAATCAGCGATTTGGACAACAATTCGCGGTAGCGTGGCAAGGCCTAGCTATCACGTGTAATTGGAATGTCGGAAATTCTGACGAGAAGATTAAGTATGGTAAGGGACAAGGCATGGGAACCAAGGGTTCCTTCATGGCAGCGTCATATTCGGATCACCATGTGATTGAATATACCTACAAAACACATTACGGACAAACATTGCCGTATATGAAAGTAGGAGACGACTTAGTTGTTACAGACCCGAACAACGTGTTCGTGGATATGTATAACAAACTGGGTGTCCCCGTTAATATAGCAAAAACTAAAG